GAGTGGACAGATAGAATTGGTGCTGGTGAATATGGTATAGTGGTTGGTACAGATTTTGACCATAGGGGAATATCCATTGAAATCGATATTCCTTAAAATATTAAAATACTTTATAATAATATTCTTCTCACTACAAATAATAAGGGGTGAAGATTCCTTAGATGTTGAACTGAACTTAGATAGTTTGTGGGAAAACTATGAGTGGGAAGAAATCCAAGATGTTGTTGATGTATATGCTGAAGTAGAACAAATTACAGCAGTTGCAGGAGTTCGTGGTTCTGAGGCAAAGTATGAGATATTCAAGTATCTATACTACAGAAAATCAATGAAATCAAAAAAAATGAAAAAAAATTAAAATAAAATGTATTTTGAGAATTTATATATATATATATTATTATATCAAATGATGATATAGAGTTTTTTGAAAATTGAGAAATCGGAAAGTACAGAGAGTAATTAGCTCTGTATGGGATTGGCTGAAAAATGAGTATACTTCGGAAGCTCATAAGGCAATCTATGATTAGTTCGTGGTGAACCTACTTAGGTGTAAATCATTTCGGTAGTTGAGACATCAATAATCAGAAGTACTTGAAGAAAAAAACAGAAACGATTCTGTTGACCTTATTGTGGGTAAGGGTAATACTGAAATCCCACTTTATGACTGAACAAACTAAACTCTGAGAGTTAAGGTATTGGCATAGAGGTTGTACTCGATTCGATGAGATTAACCATCTTGAGAATCACTTTCATAACTGAAAGATGTTAAGTATAAGGTAGAAAAAATCAGAGCTTCAAGTTGTGAGTAATCGTTAATCTCACATCCCCAAGATTTCCAAATTTAGATAATATAAAAAATGGCCACATGATTTTTAGTTTCCACTTATAAATAAACTTAAAAAACTAGCTGGCCATTTTTTTTTTACAAATAATGAAAAAGATTACATTTTTAGCAATCAAGGTTATACTTATTATTGTATCGATAAATGATACCACTAATAAATACAAAATAAACATAAACAAATAGGAGATTAAGTAATGGACTTAAACGCAATTAAAAAACGACTCAATCAGTTACAAACCACAAACAATCGTACTTCCAGTCTTTGGAAACCACAACCAGGTAAAACTCAAATAAGAATCGTTCCTTATGCATTCAATAAAGATAATCCTTTCATTGAATTATTTTTCCACTACAATCTGAACAATCGTTCATATCTTTCACCAATTTCTTTCGGTAGACCAGACCCAATTGAGGAGTTTGCTCAGAAACTAAAAGGAAGTGGTAGTAAAGAAGATTATCAGCTATCAAGGAAACTTGAAGCAAAGATGAGAACTTTTGCACCAGTAGTAGTTAGAGGAGAAGAGAAACAAGGAGTGAAATTTTGGGGATTTGGAAAGACAGTTTATCAAGAACTTCTTTCTATAATCGCAGACCCTGATTATGGTGATATCACCGACCCAGTAAATGGTCGTGATGTTGTTGTGGAATTTATCACAGCTGAAGAAAGTGGTGCGAGTTTTCCAAAAACTAACATTCGTGTCAAACCTAATCAAACATCGATTTCTGATGAACCAGATGTACTTGAATTGGTTAAAACCCAACAAGACATCAAGGAAATCTATCAAGAGTTAGCATATGATGACCTTACAGACGTGCTGAATGAATGGTTGAATCCAAATGAGGATTCTACTGAAACAGAAACTAAAGAAAAAGAAGTTTCTACTTCAGAACTTTCATCTGCCAAAGTAAGTAATACAGGTGATGCTTTTGACGAATTGTTCAAATCGTAAATTGAATAGATAATAATATATAGTGTGTGGCAACATACAACAAAAGTAGAGATGGGTGTTATTGTATTCCCTAACTACACACTATTAACTTAAGGAGATTAGGATGGCATCAGTAAATGATGTATTGGCCTCAACATTGGCCGATAGTTTAAATAAAAAATTCAAAGATACTAAGGTAGCATACTTCTTAGATGGAAGTGATTCAACACCAACAGATATAAAAGATTTTATCTCAACAGGTAGTTCCATGTTGGATTTGGCTATATCAAATAGACCAGATGGTGGTATTGCAGTTGGTAGAATTACAGAAATCAATGGATTAGAATCAAGTGGTAAATCACTACTTGGTGCTCATATTCTTGCAGAGACTCAGAAGAAAGGTGGTGTGGCAGTTTATATTGATACTGAAACATCTGTTTCCCAAGAGTTCTTGGAAGTAATTGGTGTTGATATGAACAAAATGTTATATCTACACTTAGAGACTGTAGAGGATATCTTTGAAGCTATTGATGAAATAGTAACAAAAGTTAGAGAATCAGACAAAGATAGGTTAGTAACTATTATGGTTGATTCACTTGCAGCCGCATCTACGAAAGTAGAAATGGAATCTGATTTTGAGAAAGATGGTTGGGCAACTGCTAAGGCAATCATTATTAGTAAGGCAATGAGAAAGATTACTCAGATGATTGGTAGACAGAAAATAGCTCTCGTATTCACAAATCAGTTAAGACAAAAATTAGGTGTTATGTTTGGAGACCCTTGGACAACAAGTGGTGGAAAAGCATTACCATTCCATGCTTCAACAAGAATCAGATTGAAGAACATGGGACAAATCAAAGACACGGCAAAGAATGTTCTTGGTATGAAGTGTAGAGCACAGATTGTCAAGAATAGATTAGGCCCACCTTTAAGACATACCGATTATGATATGTACTTCGATAGAGGTATAGATAATTATGGTGCATGGTTGACTGTGTTGAAAGAACACAAGTTAGTTAAATCAGGTGGTGCATGGTACACTCTTACAGACCAAAATGGTAAAGACCATAAGTTTTTATCAAAGGATTGGGAAGAGTTGATTGCCAGTAATGATGAGTTGAAAGACTATGTCTATGGTATCATTTGTGATAAGGTTATATTACAATACAAAGATAAACTTGGTATTGATGATGTAGAGTTCACAGATGAGGTTATAGGTGATTAATAAGAGACACTTATCAATATTTGAAGAGATTAAGAAATCTGGCGGTAAAGTAGATAGTGGTGAACCAAACGACTCGGTTTTACTTATAGATGGTTTGAACACTTTTATTAGAGTGTTCACCGCAATACCTACTACTAATGAGGATGGAATTCACATTGGTGGAATAGTAGGTTTTTTAAGGTCTTTGGCTTTCACTATAAATATGGTTAGACCTACACGAACTATCATAGTATTTGATGGTAAAGGTGGGTCTAATCGCCGTAGAAAGATATTTCCTGAATATAAGGCAGGAAGAAAAATGTCTCTAAGGTTAAATAGATTTACAGATGTTTCTTTGACTCGTGAACAAGAACATAAGATGATGATTCAACAATTAAATCGAGTGATTGAATATCTTGAATGTTTACCATTAACAATAACAAATGTTCCTAATATAGAAGCAGATGATGTTATTGGGTATGCATCAAAACATTGTTTCAAAGATAATTGTACAATCATGTCAACCGATAAAGATTTTCTTCAGTTGGTAGATGAACGAATCAAGGTATGGTCACCAACGAAGAAAAAGATGTACGATGAAGAAAGAATACTAAATGAATATGGTATCAATGCAACAAACTTTTTACTATTCAGAACAATGGATGGTGATAAATCAGATGGAATACCTGGAATCAAGGGTGCAGGAATAAAAACATTATTAAAAATGTTTCCTTGGCTTGCTTCCCCACACAAACATTCCATTGATGATTTATTAAAAAGTGCAGAACCTAAAAGAAAACAATTCAAACTATGTGAACAGATAGTAAACTCAGAAGACCAATTACTTTTAAATAAGAAACTAATGGATTTAGATGATTTAAACATATCTGGTCATAGTAAACGAACTATTCAAACGCTAGTAGAGAATCCAATTCAACGAATGGTTAAGCACAAGTTTCAGAAGATGTTCTTAGAGGATAAAATGTATACTGCATTACCTAATCTTGATAGTTGGTTACACTCAACATTTAATAGATTAAATCATATGGCAGAGAAGACACATGGGTAGGAAGAAGAAATATTTTACAGCAAAAGAGAAACGAGATGCACAAAGAAAGTGGCAGATGGAACATTACAAACGAAATGCTGATAGGATAAAAGCAAAAGCACGACAGAGATATCGTGATATGAAAAGAACGGAATTTTATGATAAAAAAATACAAGATTTGTATGGCAATCTTGATACTTAATAATAGGTTATAATGAGTGAATCTTTAACACAATACGGAACAAATTTTCAAAGTAAGATGCTTACATCTTTAATCACAGATGTAAAGTATACAAAAACAATTTTAGATATCTTAGAGATAAGTTACTTCGATTCAGATAGTAACAAATTCATAATCAAATCCATCAAGGATTATTTCAAAAAATACAAAACCACACCAACAATGGAAGCATTAAAAGTTATTGTTGATGAGGTAGATAATGATGTGTTAAAAACATCCATAGTAGATGGATTAAGAAGTGCATGGCAACATCGTGAATCACCAGATTTAGCTTTTGTAAAAGAGAAATCTCTTGAGTTTTGTAAGAACCAAGTTGTAAAGAATGCAATTATGGAATCAGTTGAATTATTAGAAGTACAGAAGTATGATGAAATAAAAACCATTATAGATGAAGCTATGAAGGCGGGTGTAGAAACTGATATCGGACACGAATACATCACAGGTTTAGAGGAGAGATTATCCAAACAAACAAGAGTATGTTTACCTACACAATGGGATAGTGTAAATGATTTGATGGATGGTGGATTGGCAGGTGGTGAGTTGGGTGTGATTGTTGCTCCTGCTGGTATTGGTAAATCTTGGACTCTTCAAGCATTGGGTGCTCATGCAGTTGCACAAGGAAAGACGGTACTTCATTATACATTAGAGTTAAATGCTCAGTATGTAGGGTTAAGATATGATACAATAGTAAGTGGACAACCAACAGGTAACTTACAATACTATAAAGAAGAAGTACAACAAAAGATTTCAAAGTTAAAGGGTGAGTTAATCATCAAATATTATCCAACAAAAAGTGCAAGTGTTAATACTCTTGCAGCACATATACAACAATGTGAGATGAGAGGTATAAAACCAGATATGATTATTGTGGATTATGCAGATATTATGAAATCTACACAACACTTCAATGAAAAAAGACATCAAATAGGTCATGTGTATGAAGAACTACGAGGTATGGCAGGTGAGTTTGATATACCATTATGGACAGCATCTCAAGCTAATCGTTCAGCATTAGAAGAAGATGTGATTGGAGCAGATAAAGTATCAGAAGATTATTCAAAGGTTATGACAGCAGATTTTGTTATGAGTATGAGTAGAAAAGTAGAAGATAAGATTGCTAACACAGGTAGATTCCATGTTATTAAGAATAGATTTGGGCCAGATGGTATTACATTCCCTGCTACTATCAACACTAATACAGGTTTTATACAAATCTATGAAACAAACACACAAGGTGGTAAAGAAGTACAAGGAAAAATGAATAATGCTGATGAATATATTCGTAAAACATTGGCACAGAAGAAGAAAGATTTTGATGGCGAAGGGTTTGAATAAAACTTCGAAGAAAATCTTTTTAAAACTTCGAAAAAATTAAAAAACTTTGTATTATCTGCTGTATATATAATACTTATTTATCGGAGAAAACAAGTTTTAAATTAAGGAGACAAGAGTGGGACATAAGTTTAAATTATCAGAGAATTTTATAAATAAATTCAAAAGAAAAAAACCACCATTTGGTTTTAATGGATTGGGAGAGTTGGTTTACATGAGAACCTATTCCAGAATTAAAGAAGATGGAAAGAATGAAAGATGGTGGGAAACTGTCCAAAGGGTTGTAGAGGGAACATATTCAATGCAAATGAATCACATTGAATCACATCAGTTAGGTTGGAATCCTTGGCAAGCACAGAAATCTGCACAAGATATGTATGAAAGAATCTTCAACATGAAGTTCTTACCACCAGGTCGTGGTTTATGGGCAATGGGAACAGCAATCACAGAAGAAAAAGGATTATATGCTGCACTAAACAATTGTGCGTTCGTATCAACAAAAACAATTAAAGAAGATTATTCCAAACCATTTTGTTTCCTAATGGATGCAAGTATGTTAGGTGTTGGAGTAGGTTTTGATACTAAAGGAGCGGGGGAAATAGTTGTTAAAGGTGTTGATATCAAACGAGATGAACAAACTTTTCAAATACCAGATACTCGTGAGGGTTGGGTAGAATCTTTAAGATTATTATTAGAGAGTTACTTTCATGGACAAGCACCAGTTCATTTTGATTATAGTTTAATCAGACCTGCAGGAGTTCCAATCAAAGGTTTTGGTGGAGTTAGTTCAGGCCCAGACCCATTAGAAGAAGTTCACGAAAGTGTTAGACAAGTATTAGAGGGTAACACAGGTAATCCAATCACAATCACCACAATCGTAGATATTATGAATTTAATCGGTAAATGTGTTGTGGCAGGTAATGTAAGAAGAACTGCAGAGATTGTATTCGGAGACCCACACAATGAAGAGTATTTAGATTTAAAAAATTACAAAGTAAATCCACACAGAGAACAATTTGGTTGGACATCTAATAATAGTATATTCGCTGAGTTAGGTATGGATTATACAGAAGCCTCAAAGAGAATAGCAGATAATGGAGAACCAGGTTTTGCGTGGTTAGAAAATATGAGAAAGTATTCTCGTATGAAGAATGGTGGAGATAACAAAGACCATAGAGTTATGGGTGGTAATCCTTGTTTGGAACAATCACTTGAATCCTATGAGTTATGTTGTTTAGTGGAAACATTTCCAGCAAATCACGATTCATTAGAGGATTATCAAAGAACATTAAAGTATGCTTATTTGTATGCAAAGACTGTTACATTAGGTAGAACACACTGGTCAGATACCAATAGAGTTATGTTGAGAAACAGACGAATTGGTTGTTCAGTAAGTGGTATTGCTCAATTCATTACCAATCGTGGATTAAATGAGTTGAAAAATTGGTTAGAAGAGGGATATGATACTATACAAGAATGGGATGATATCTATTCAGATTGGTTTGCTATTCCAAAATCAATTAAAACCACAAGTGTAAAACCAAGTGGGACAGTTTCTTTGTTAGCAGGTTCAACACCTGGATTACATTATCCTGAATCAAGATTCTATACAAGAAGAATTAGAATATCAATTAATTCTGATTTAGTTGAACCATTGAAAAAAGCAGGTTATAAAATCGAACCAGCATTTGGTTCAGAGGATTCAACATTAGTAGTTGAAGTTCCTGTCGATGTAGGAGAGGGTATAAGGACAGTCGGAGAACTATCCATATGGGAACAATTCAGTTTGGCAGCATTTATGCAAAGACATTGGGCTGATAACCAAGTGAGTTGTACTGTCACCTTTAATCCAGAAACAGAAGCTGATATGATACCACAAGTATTAAACTATTATCAATATCACCTAAAGGGTATTTCTCTTTTACCAAGACACGATTACGGAGCATATCGACAAATGCCTTATGAAGCGATTGATGAAAAAACATATAATAAAGATGTTAAGAAGTTAGGTAAACTAAACTTCGGAGTAATCAAAGCTGAAGAAGCAAATGTAGAGAAGTTTTGTGATGGTGATTTTTGTGATGTAGAAATCACACCTACGACAGGTGATAATGACGACCAAGATTATGCGAACTAAGAAAAGTTTCACATACTACTGGCAGGCGACACACCAGTATAAAAATGTGTCATTCACAAGTAAACAAACAAGGAGATGATTATGAATAATTATCGTAATCTTATCGCATCAGTATTTATGATGGCAGGATTGTATGCACAATCTATTGTCGGAGTTGTTACTGATGTTGACTCACAACCACTTGAGGGAGCTAATATTGTAGTTGTAGGAACAGATGTAGGTGGAGTATCAGATAATTCTGGTGCTTTCAAAATTGATGTTCTATCAGGTACATACGATGTAACTGCTTCTTTCATAGGTTACTCTTCAATAACGAAATCAGTAGTTGTTGAGGATATAGTTTCAAGTGTTAATTTCATATTAGAAATTGATTTCTTGGGATTATCAGATGTAGAGGTGTTAGCATCTCGTGCATCTGAAACAACACCTGTTGCTTACACTAATGTTAGTAAAGCTGAAATGGATGTTCGTCTTGGTTCACAAGACATTCCAATGATTCTTAACACAACACCAAGTGTATATGCAACCCAACAAGGTGGTGGTGCGGGTGATGCTCGTATCAACATTCGAGGTTTTAATCAACGAAATGTTGCAGTAATGATAAATGGTGTACCACAGAATGACATGGAGAATGGTTGGGTGTACTGGTCTAATTGGGACGGAGTTGGTGATGCTACATCATCTATTCAGGTTCAAAGAGGACTAAGTGCAGTTAATCTTGCGACTCCATCCATTGGTGGAACAATGAACATTATTACAGACCCAACCGCGATGGAAAAAGGTGGAAAGTTCAAACAAGAAGCTGGAGATGGGGGTTTTCTAAAGACTACCGCTACCTACCATACTGGTCTCATCGGAGATAAGTTAGCTTTAAGTGGAACAATTGTTCGTAAAACTGGTGATGGAATTATCGATGGGACATGGACAGATGCATGGGCCTATTATTTCGGTGGTTCTTACGCCGTAAGTGAAGACCAAAGAGTTGAGTTGTACGCAATAGGTGCACCACAACGACACGGTCAGAACTTATACAAACAAAACATAGCAACATACTCACAAGAGCTTGCAGGTGATGTTGATGGATATGATACTGATGCATTTGCAGATGGTAACAAATTCGAAACTGAAGCAGGTAGGTTCTACAATCAAAATTGGGCACCAGTAGATGAATCATACACTGGTCAACAATATTGGTATATGTATGGAGCAAAAACAACCGATAGATTCAATAAAGGTTTTATAAATGAGAGAGAAAACTTCTTTCATAAACCATTAGTGAATCTAAATCACTTCTTAACAATAAATGACAAGACTCGTTTGAGTTCAGTTCTTTATTGGAGTGGTGGTTCTGGTGGTGGTACTGGTACATATGGTAGTGTTTCAAGAACACCTGCAGTTGAGGGAGAAAGATGGTATGCATCTTCGCCTTGGATGTGGGATTGGAACGCAGAGATAGAACAAAACAGAACAAACTTCGATGCTGATTATTCTGAAACAGATGCTCGTTCAACAGGTATTCTTCGTAACTCAATTAATCGTCAAGATACATATGGTTTGATTTCAAAATTAAACTACATTGTTAATGATGAACTTGAATTACAAGTTGGATTAGACTGGAGAACAGCAGGTATCGAACACGCTCGTGAGGTTCGTGATTTATTAGGTGGAGACTACTATGTAGATTTCGCTGATGATAATGCACCTGATGGGAAAGTTGTTGGTTTAGGTGATATCATTGCCTATCATAATGAAACCACAGTCGATTGGATTGGTGGATTTTTACAAGGTAATTATAATACTGAAAAATTAAACCTATATGGTATGGGTGGATTATCAAGTATTACATACTCTTATGAAGACCACTTTGCTGTTAATGTAGATGAAGATGGGAACACCATTGATAATCTTGTTAAAGCAGATGCAATCACGACCTATCAGTTAAAAGGTGGTGGATTATATAACATTAACGATAATCTTGGAGTATTCCTAAACGCAGGTTTAGTTGAAAAAGCACCAATATTAGACAATGTTATCTACTACGATGGTACAGTCTCAACAGACCCAGCAAATGAAAAATTCATTGCTAGTGAGTTTGGAGTGAACTATGGAACTGAAAGGTTCGGAGTTAAAGTTAGTGCTTATAACACCGATTGGAAAGATAGAAACCTTACTAAATCTGTTTCAACAGGTCAAGGTTCATCAGGTGATACTGATATTATCTTCTTAACAGGTGTTGACCAAAACCATAAAGGTATTGAGATTGAAACTAAAGTAAAACCACACGATATGGTTGAACTTGATTTCATCGCATCTTATGGTAGTTGGAAGTTCGTTGGTGATGCCGATGGTACTTACCAAGAACAAGAGTTTAATGATGATAACCAAGTAATTGGTGTTCAGACTACAGATTACTCTTATGCACTTGATGGATTATGGGTTGGTGATATGCCACAAACATCTTATATTTTAGGTGTTACTCTTAAACCAATTAAAGGTTTGAGATTACAGGCATTGTACAAAACATATGACAGAAACTTTGCTGATTGGTCACCTGATTCTCGTGAGATTGAGGGTGATGCCGACAGAACACAAGTTTGGGAAGCCCCAGGTTATTCTAAACTTGATTTACATGCATCATACAATCTTCCAAGTGTTGCTGGTTTAGATTTGACTCTTACAGGTCATATCTTCAACGCACTTGATGATGTATTTGTACAAGATGCAGTTGACAATAGTCAATACAATGGGTATGGTGATAAACTTCACTTACCACATAACGCAGAGGTATTCTTAGGAACACCACGATATGCAAACATTGGATTGACTGTTAATTTCTAATAATGTAATTTGGGGGGATTTATTTCCCCCCATTTATATTAAAAAAGTTATAAATAATACTTGACACATATATGCTTTTTTCACTATATTCACATATGAAAAACAAAGGATATATTATGAACTTAAATGAGACAATTTACAATAGTAATCATATAATGGGTGTAGAAGACTTAAGTGTTAACACTCGTGAGATTCCATTCAATCAGTTAATGACAGAATTTTGTGATGATTATGATTCAAGTGATAATTGTGAAGAATTTGCGGTTGTATGGAAAGAGTATCATGGAGAACTACAAATAGAACAGATTTATAACCACGAGACAGGTGAAATATATTGGGAAGATAACTTCGATGATGTAGATACACCAAGTGGTAGAGATTGGAACCCTAACGATGAAATACTTTATTGCAGTATTTTAATGTGGGGTGAGTTGGAACAAACTATAGGATAATTAGTGTATAAGAACATATATTACGAGAAAAGACGAAACAAAATTCATGTATGGGATGACAAACGCGGACATCTCATTGTACCTTATAAGAAATATGCATATGTAAAGAATGCAGCAGGTTACCACCACACCTTAGATGGTGATAAAGTAAAGAAAGTATACAAGTGGGATGATGATGACCCCAATTTATTCGAGAGTGATGTTCCTATCACCACAAGATTTTTAGTAGACCAATATACAGATTCAGATGATGCAAGTGAGGGATGTAAAACTTTTTTCTTTGATATCGAGGTAGAAGTTGTAGATGGTTTTCCAGATGTAACAAAAGCAAACGAGAAGATAACTTCTATTGCGTTCTATGATGAGATGATAGAAAAGTATTATTGTTATACTTTAGATGAACAGAAAACTATGCAGAATTATGAAAAGGATGATGAGATAGTTGAGTTATTTACAAGTGAACACGACCTATTAACAAAGTTTTATCAGAAGTATGCAGAGATATCACCTGATATATTAAGTGGTTGGAATTCAGAGTTCTTTGATATCCCTTATCTATATAATCGTAGTGTAAATGTATTAGGTAGAGAAGTTGCAAATATGTTATCACCTATTCGTGATGTATATTATAATGAATACAAAAAGAAACATAATATTGCTGGTATCAGTTGTTTAGATTATCTCACATTATATCGTAAGTTCTCGCCAATCCAACAATCAAGTTATAGATTAGATTATATCGGTGAAGTAGAAGTTGGTATGAAAAAGATTGAGTATCAAGGAACACTTAATGATTTGTATGAAAAAGATTTAGATAAGTTTATTAAATATAACATTCGAGATGTACGAATCCTAATCGAGTTAGATAAAAAGTTAGATTTTATTGGTATTGCAAGAGGTATAGCACATCTTGGTCATGTACCTTATGAAGATGTTATGATGAGTTCAAGATATCTTGAGGGTGCTATCTTGGTTTACCTAAAGAAGATGGGTATTGTTGCACCAAACAAACCAAAGAATGTTTATAAGAGAGGTGAGGATGATAAGTTTGAAGGTGCATATGTACAGAAACCACAAGCAGGTAGACACGATTGGGTATATGATTTAGATATCACAAGTATGTATCCAAGTGTTATTCGTTCTTTAAATATATCACCAGAAACAAAGGTTGGTAAAGTAGAGGGTTGGGATTCAGTTGAGTTCGTAAAGGGTGATACTATAAAGAATTACACTTTAAAGAATGGACATGGTAAAACAATTGACACAGTCGATAATAAACAATTAAAATCCTATTTAGAAGAGACAGGGTTAAGTATATCATCTAATGGTATTATGTATCGTACAGATAAACAAGGATTGATTCCTGCACTTCTAACCAAATGGTTCGAAGAAAGAGTTGAGATGAGGAAACTTGTTAATAAATTCCACGAACAAGGTGATAAAAAGAAATCTCAATATTTTGATAGGAGACAATACCTACAGAAAATTTTGTTAAACTCATTGTATGGTGTATTGGGATTACCAGTATTTAGATTTTATGATTTGGATAACGCAGAGGCAACCACATCTACAGGTCAAGCCTTAATTAAGTTCAGTAAGAAGATTACAAACCACTTTTATAACAAAGAGTTGGGTAATACAGAAGACTATGTGATTTATATAGATACTGATAGTATTTTTGCCTCTGCGGTTCCATTGATAGAGAATAGGTTTCCAAATCAAAAGTTAAGTGAAACCATGATGACTCAGAGAATTATGGAAGTTTGTGGTGAGGTACAAGATTTCTTAAATGAGAGTTATAATTACTTTGCAAAACAATTCTTAAATATAGATAACCATGTGTTTGATATTAAACAAGAGGTGGTTGCAAAAACTGCATTATTCATTACGAAGAAACGATATGGATTAAGAATTATAAATGATGCAGGTAGAAAGTGTGATAAGGTTCATGTTAAGGGTTTAGATACAGTCAGAAGTAACTTTGCAATTGCTATGAAATCATTGTTATCAGATGTATTGGAAGATATCTTGGCAAATGTTCCTAAAGAACAAATCGATGAACGAATTAGTAAGTTCAAAAGAAATATGCATATGTTACATTATGATGTAATGGCAAATCCAATCGGTGTAAAGGGTATTGGTAAGTATGAAGTAACGGATGAGGATTCATCTTTCAGTAAATTTAAAAAGGGTGCACCTGTCCATGTGAAATCCGCAATCAATTACAATTCATTATTACAACATTGGTTCGAGGGTAGAAAATATGAGAAGATTGGTAATGGTAGTAAGATTAAATGGGTGTATTTAAAAGAGAATACATTTGGATTTGACACCATAGGATATAAAGGTTGGGAAGACCCACCACAAATATTAGATTTTATTAAAAATCACATTGACCACAATAGAATGTTTGAACAAGCGATGAGTAAGAAACTCGGTATGTTTTATAAAGCTATGAAGTGGGAAGATGTAGTAGACAAAGAACAAAGTATTGAAAGATTTTTTTGATTTTGAGAATTCTTGTATATATGTATATATAGAGAGATTAAATAACAATTAACAAATGGAGAAATGGTTATGAACAAAAATGCGTTACTAAGGTTTATCAATAAATACACTCTCGGTGGAGAGATTAAATCTGTGAAGTGGTCTTCCGATGGAACGGCACTATCTACGAGGTTTATCTCAGGTGATAAATCATTGGTGGGTTCAGTAAAACTTGATAAAATTAAGGATATTGGTCCAAGTGATGTTGGTGTATATAATACATCACAATTAGTTGCTCTTCTAAATATATTGGGGGAAGATGTCGACTTCCAATATCAACAGATGGGTGATAAGTTTGTAAGTGTTGAGATGGCAGATACTCATGGTACTAAATCAAAGTATATGTTGAGTGATTTATCAGTTATCCCTACACCACCAGACTTAAAAAATCTACCAAGTGAGTGGGATTTAGAAATCGAAGTAGATTCCTATTTCATTAATACATTCATTGGTGGTAAAAGTGCGTTACCTGATACAGATACATTCACTATTGCTAATTCAGATGGTAAGATAGAAGTTATCATTGGTTTTAGTAATCAGGCAACAAACAGAGTTACAATTCCTGTCAAAGGTGATTTGACTGGTAAGTTAGATGTTGTATCATTTAATGCAACAATGTTTGCTAATATTCTAAACGCTAATAAAGAATGTCAGAAGGCAGTTCTTAAAGTTAGTTCACAAGGTATTGCAACGATTAGTTTTAATATTGATGATTACTATTCGGAGTACTACTTAGTAGCAACACAACAAGTTAACTAATGTACTTAGAGTACTTTAACAAGTTCAAGAATATGGAACCATATCTTTTTATTGGTGAAGAGGAATGGGAACACATCAAGAATACTTTTGATAAAGACGATGTAAAAGAATCTTTGGCAAAAGTTGCGATGGAATATCCCATTCCTTATGCCAGTATTTCTGAGGATGATGCATTTGATGCTCTCAAGAAACTAAAGGGTATGAGACACAACGAAATACTCGTTGAGGGAGAATGGTTCGCTCGTGAGGGTACTGATTTTAAATACGATTTAACATTCGAGGGTAAACAACAATACTTTAAACGAATCAATACTGGTAACAAAGCAAGTAATTTCTTTCAACAAGTAAATCGATGGAGTGTTGATGGTACAATTGCACCAGGTCCAAAGAGAACTTGGGAAACCGAAAAGTATATGACGAGTTTGATGGGTTCTGCATACTCACTTAAGTTATCAAAGATAGATGCAGGTAACTTGAGAATTATGTTGAGTTTGAGAAAATATATTTGTTCTCAATTTAAACCAAATGTTGCCAAGGTATTGTATGATAAGTTAGGAAGTAAAAGTATATTGGATTTCTCAGCAGGTTGGGGAGATAGATTGGCTGGATTCTATGCAAGTGAAACAGGTGAGTTTTACATGGGTATAGACCCACGAAAAGAAAATCATCCCATCTATCATGAACAATCAGAGTTCTACGATAAACACAGAACTATGTTTGAAGTTCCTAAGAAGAGTATGTTTGTAGAACATCCTGCAGAGGATTTTGAATACAAAAAGAATTCGTATGATACGGTCTTTACATCACCACCTTATTTTAATGTTGAGAGATATAGTTATGATGATACACAAAGTTGGGTTAGATATAAAACTATTGATGAGTGGAATAAAAACTTTTTACAACATACACTAAAAAAAATATGGCCTTCTATCAAGAGAGGTGGATATTTATTAGTGAACATAAGTGATGTTTACGCAAGTAGTGGTGGTAGTAAGAAGTGGTTAGAGATATGTAATCCTATGAATGATTTCTTAAGTACACTAAGTGATTCAGAGTATCAAGGTTGTATTGGAATGGAGATGGCTAAACGACCTAATAGTGGTGGGGCAGGAACAGCATCAGAAGATAGATACAAAGACGAAACAAAGGAACTGGCAGAACAGACGAAAGATAAAACATTTTGTGAACCAATATGGGTATGGAAAAAGTATTAACAAAAAGGAATAACATGGAAGAAATTAAAAACACATTATGGGTAGAAAAATATCGGCCGTCGAAACTTGACAGCTACATAGGTAACCAACACCTAAGAAGTAAAGTCAAGGTCTACATCGAGAGTGGAGATTTACCACACCTTTTACTATACGGACGTGCTGGTACAGGTAAAACCACTCTCGCTAAATTACTTGTTAATAATATAGAGTGTGATTATCTTTACATCAACGCATCTGATGAGAATAGTGTGGATGTGGTTCGTGATAAAGTAAAGAACTTTGCATCAACACTTGGATTCAAAGAGATGAAAGTTATTATCTTGGATGAGTGTGATTACATTACACCAAATGCTCAGGCAGCACTAAGAAATCTAATGGAAACATTTAGTAAGAATTGTAGGTTTATCTTAACTTGTAATTATGTTGAGAGAATCATTGACCCAATTCAAAGTAGATGTCAATCATTTCAAATCATTCCACCAGATAGAAAAGAAGTTGCAGTTCATTTAAATACCATCCTAACAAAAGAGGGAGTTAAATCAGATATTGAAGATATTGTAACCATAGTTAATGGTGGTTTTCCTGATTTAAGAAGAGTGATTAATGCCGCACAAAGACAAGTAGTGAATGGTGAGTTGGTTATTGATGAGGGTATGAGTATTCAGAATGATTACAAGAACCAAGTATTAGAAATCTTGAAAACACAAGATAAGAAGAATTGTTTTAAAAATATAAGACAACTATTAGCAGATTCAAAGGTAACAGATTTCTCTGATTTATTCAGATTGTTATTTGATACAGTCGATGATTGGGGTAGAGGTCATGTGGCTGAGTGTATTTTAGTTTTGGCTCAGTATCAACAAAGTGATGCAGTAGTGGTAGATAAAGAAATTAACATTATGGCAATGTTTATTGAAATTATTGGCAAGGTAAAGTGAGAAAAGGATTTTGTGTATCACCATTTCGATATGCCGAAATAAGAGATAACGGAGATGTTTGGCAGTGTTGTACGAGTTGGATAGAAAAACCAGCTGGTAATATCTTAACAGATAAATGGGATGATATTTGGAATAGTAATTACGCAAAAAGATTAAGAAGAAGTATGCACAAAGGTGATTTCTCTATGTGTGATGAAAACTTATGTCCTTACATTCAAAAGTGGAATAAAGGTGAAGAGGATTATTCAGCATACTTTCCAATATATGATGAATCAACATTTGAAAAGTTATGGGATGCAAAAGAAATAAATCCTAATGGAAAGAAAAAGTATCAAAATATAATAGAAAACAAAACTATTGATTTACCTTATGGGCCTGAAAGTGTTACATTTGCTCACGATAGAAGTTGTAATTTAGCTTGTCCATCTTGTAGAAAAGATTTCTTTAAAACAGAGGGTAAAGATAGAGAACAAACTTATAAGATACAAGAGTTAATTATGGGAGAACCTATATGTGATACTCACGAGGTTTATATAACTAACTCAGGTGATGCATTTGGAGCAGATGTATTTAGAGATTTATTGAAAATGATTAACACTAAAGATTTTCCAAATTTAGTTAATTTACATTTACATACAAATGCTAATAGTTGGTCAAGAACACATTGGAATAAACTTAAAAACTTACACGATATTCCAAGATTAACTTGTCATATTAGTATTGATGCATGTACAAAAGAAACTTACGAAATAGTAAGAAAAGGTGGTAAGTGGGAAACACTTCAGAAAAACTTAAAGTTTATATTTGAAGATATTCCTAATTTAAAATTTATTAGAACATCATTTGTTTGTCAAGATTTAAATTATAAAGAGATGAGTGGTTTTGTAAAATTAATTGATGATTTAAGTTATGGTTCAGATGCCATAGTTGAAGTAGAGTTTGGACAATTTACTGATTGGGGTGTGAGTTCAAAGGAAATAGTTGAACAAAGACAGATATTTAAGAGAACACATCCTAATTATAATTTGTTTTTAGAAGAATATAAAAAAATGTTAAAGTTAGATAAGAATGTACTTATTACAGATAATTTAGATATAGAGGAGTTAACATGAGTAAAGATAGAAAATATCAAGAACCACCACAACCTGTGGATATTAGTGATACAGAAACAATAGTTTGTGAAGAGTGTGGAAACGCATCTTTCATACAATCATTCTTTCTGAAAAGAATATCACCATTAGTATCACCAACAGGTAAAGAAGCAATCGTACCAATACAAGTATTTGCATGTGGTAATTGTGGTTCAATACCAAAGAACATGATGAATCAAATTGCAGAGCAATAGTGTATTACAAAATAGATTTAACTGATTATGAACCACGAGAAACTCATAATTATTTAGAGTTTGATGAGTTTAAATTTAATCCTTATCAATTAGAAACTATTGAAAAGGAATTAAATAACTTTCAAGATTCATTTGGAAGACCTTGGAAAGAGTGGGATATGTCTGATTTGAAAGATAGATTGCAAAACAATTTCACATTTTATTTACTTGAGGGTGGTTGGTGTTTTATAGATTGGGATAAAAAATATCCTTATTTATGTAATCGTTATGTGTTTTCAGAACACAGAGGCAAAGGGTTAGGAAAAGATTTGGTTTGGTTAAGGTGTAATGAAATCAAAAAACGAGGATTAAATACTGCTTCAATTAAATTAGATTGGTGGAACACACCAGCATTATCAGTCAAAAAAGATTATATTTTCACCGAAATTGATGGTATTTGATATTTATATATGAAAAGTTTTATAGAAATTAGGAAAACAATATGTCAACACAGATAACAAGAACAACAGAATTTATTAATCATATTACAGGTAGTGCAGGTAATTGGCCTTCATTATCAAATGCTGGAATTCTTGGTGGTATAGACTACCTTATAGAAAGTGGTTCCAACGAAGTAAAATTTATAGAAATGAATACCAATATTGGAATTGTTGGTAGTGCAGCAATACAGACAGGTAGTTACTTCGATGTAATATCAGATTATGTAAATGATAAAGGATACACGACTACTTATGTTTATGGAGTTAATCACAATGGTAAAAAAAATCCATCAACACTTCAACAACCATTAATTAGTGCTAGTTTTGCACGACATGATATAACGACTAATTTTGAATATGGTGATAGTCTAACAAGAACATACTTTTTACAAAGAGGAGACGAAGACCACTTAGATAAGTTTCATTTATGGATGCAAACGCCTTGGTATAGTGATGATAATTTAAAAAGTATAGTTAGTGGTTCATTTGATAAAAATACATTTAGAACATTTTTGGGTAATTCACCATTTAGTTCTTCTTTGATACCATCATTTGATAAGGATAATTATACACCAAATAATAATTATCCAGATTTTGTAGTTAAAACTGCAACTCAAGATTCGAGTGTTCAAACTAATAAAATTGGTTTTTACACATACAATTCAACAAGTTCAAGTTATCAAAATGGAGTTGATAGTGGTTCTTTGATAGAAGAATATATTGTTCATAGTGGAAGTTACAGAGATGGACAATCACATTTGGGTGTGGGTAAAATAGAGTTTATGATGACACCAGAAAAGGTTATTGTGTTTGGTGATAGAGATTCTGGTAGAAATGTTAAACTAAAACCTACAGCAACAGATAGTTGGGATTATATAGGGCAAAAAGCAAAAACATCTGCGAGTGGTAGTTTAATTAAAATGTATGATGGTTCAACAAAACAGGTTCAAGATGTTGAAGTTGGGGATGTTGTTTTAAGTTATCAACCATATGGAATGCCAGATGAATCAAAAGATTATTTATCTTACACCACAACAGATTTAAGTGGTTCTACAACACAAGGTTCTATTGTTGTAGATGTAATGAACACCGAAAATTATGGATATTATTTAATCAATGGTAGTATTAAAGCACCTTATAATTTACAACAGGCTAGTAGTGATATTAGATATTTTGTAAAACAAGGAGATACTTGGGAATGGATAACAACAGATGCTATTAGAACTGGAGATTATCTTTTAGACACAAGTGGTAATGAAACAGAAGTTACATCAAAGACAGAACATGATGGTGATACACTTTGGTATGCACTTGATGTAGAGGATATTGATACTTACTTCCAATCAAATATATTGGTTCACAATATTCCACCAAAGTGTTTTGTAGCAGGAACACCAATCACTATGGGTGATGGAACTACAAAAGTTATTGAAAGAATTGAAATCGGTGATGAAGTTATGAATTATAATTTCAAAGATGAAGAAGTTCAGACAGGTAAAGTTACCACGATTGATACACCAACACACGCAGATATTATAGAGATTAGTTTTGGTGATAAGAAGACAAAGAATACATTTGACCATCCATATTGGGTAGTTGGAAAAGGTTGGAGTTCATATAAACCAGAGTGGACTAAAAAACGATATGATATAGAATCAAATCAATTAGAAATTGGTGATAAGTGTTTAGAACTTCGTGATGGTAAATTAGTGGAAAGAGAAATTACTAATATTGTTGAAGATATAAATCCAGTCCAAACTTATTCATTAGAAATAACAACAAACCATAACTATTTTGCAAATGATGTATTAGTTCATAACAAATTTTGTTTAATGGAAGACCAAGTTATTAATATGGGAGATGGTGTTTATAAAAGAATTGATGAGATAGAATTAGGTGAAAGTATTTTACAATACGATGAAGAAACTGAAGAGTTTAAAGAGGGTAAAGTAAATATGATAAGAAAGAAACTACATGATAATTGTTATGGAATCAAAGTTGAAAGTGGACAAACAATTAAAGCAACTGATAACCATCCATTTTTATTGAGAGATAAAGGTTGGTCTACAATTGCTGAGAACAATCCAATGTTTTTACAAGATGGTGGTGGTATTATAAAAGTTGGTGATTATGTTAGAGATATAGATGGATGGGTAGAAATTGTAGAAATCAATAAAATTGAGGGAGAATATATAACATATAACTTGTTAGAACAAGATTATGGAACTATTATTGCTCATGATATTGTAACTCACAATTCACCTTAATAGAAACTAAAAAAAATGTAGGATGGGAAAATATAAACATAATAATAATTTCAAGTATTCAATTCAAATACCAAATTTCTTATCACATGAAAAGTGTGATGAAATAATTAAACAAGTTACAGATACAGAAGAACAAGTTGTAGGTTGTGTTGGTGATGAAAAGGGTAGTGTAATCATACCAGAAATCAGACAAACAAAAGAATGGTATTTAACAGACCAACCATTAAATGATATGAGACCTGATAAAACTGCCAATGATTGGGGTTGGATACAGAAGAAAATGTACACGATTATTCAAATGGTAAATAAAGATATTTTCAAATTTGATATCAGAGGTTATCATGATGAGTTAAAACTAATAGAATACCAAGATGGTGGTTTCTATGGTTGGCATACAGATTTTAATGCAGGTTATTGTTCAGTAAGAAAGTTAGTAGGAATAATTCAATTAACAGACCCGAGTGAATATGAGGGTGGAGATGTTCAATTCGGTATCCAAGATAAAAATACAAAAGAATGGTACACTATGGAGAAGAAAAAAGGCTCACTAACAATCTTTCCAACATTCTTATCACACAATGTAACACCAGTCACTAAAGGTAAACGACATGTAATTCAAGAATTATTTGTAGGAGACCATTTTAGGTGATTGCAAATAAAAACTTTGAGTGGTTTTTAGTTAGAGATAACTTTTTATCATCTCAAGAGTGTGATGATGAAATTAAGTTTATAGATAGTAATGTAAAAAAAGATAATTTTGTTTCGGGTGATATGCATGATTGTAAAAATGTTGATATAGAAAATGAAAAATTATTAGATAGACTATGGAAAGTAGTAAAACTATCTAACACATTGGTATATAAATTTGATATATCAGGTATTCAAGGTTCTTGTGGGAAGTTATATTCAGTAGATACATTTACAGCAGATGATAATTATCATACAGACTTTGCAGCAGGAGATGGAAGTGTTGTTAATAGTTGTACTAAATTATCTTGTTTAATATTTTTAAATGATGATTTTGAGGATGGTGGATTACAAATTTGGAACGATAAAATAGATGCTAAAAAAGGTAGGTTAGTTATATTTCCATCATTTGCAGCACATAAAGTTTTACAATTTAGTGAAAAGGATAGATACACATTAATAACTTTCATAGGGGGCAATACTTTTAAATGAAATATAAAAATATAAACATGGAAGAGTTGAAGATAAACCAAGATTTTAGATGGTTTATTACAAGACCTAATTTCTTTTCAAAGGATGAATGTGAATATATGATAAAACATATAGATAAGACCTCAACAAGAAAGAAAGGACATTATACTGAAAACCGAGAAGATAGTTCATCATTGACTTGGGATACAACAGAGGATAGTAATGTTTGTATGTTAAACATTAGTAGAACAGAAGAGCAAAAGTATCTTGATAAGTTTTGGAGTGCAATACAAATTGCAAACATAACAACATTCAAATATAATTTAAGTGGAATATTTGAAAATAGAGTACAGGCACACAGATATGATGTAGGTGATTGGTATAATCCACATGCGGATTTTCACTCAATACAAAAGTTTAGTTCAGTAAAATTAACTTGTATTGTATTTTTAAACGACCAACAAGATTATGAGGGTGGTGAGTTCAGAATGTTTGACGGAACAATCATAGAACCAGAAGTGGGGAAATTAATTATACATCCCGCATTTGCAGGACACGAGGTTAAACCAGTTACAAAGGGTGAGAGATATTCTTGTGTTTGTTGGGCAGTAGGAGATACTTTCGTATGATACAAAATGATAATTTTAAATTTGTAGTACATAAAGAGAATTTTTTATCTAATTCACAATGTGATAACTTGATAAAATATTTGGATGAAGTAAATCCAAATGATTCAGAACTTGCAGGAAAGTATGATGAAAATATTTTAAATAAAAAGGTTCGTAACAATAAAGAAGTTATATTCAAAGATGATAAATTAAGAAATAAACTAAAAATGATTTTTGAATTATCAAACTTATCAATTTGGAATTTTGATATACAGAAAATGGAAGATGTAAAACTTTTAAAGTATGATGTTGGTGGTAAATATGAATGGCATACTGATTGTGGTTCCAAGAAAACTTCTAAAAGAAAACTAACTGCCATTGTTCAGTTATCAGATGAAACAACATACGAGGGTGGAGATTTAGAATTTGGAATCACCGAAGATTCAGGTGGGAAAAATTATACTGCACCAAGAGAGAGAGGGAGTATCACAATATTTCCTGCGTTCTTATCACATAGAGTAACACCAATCACTAAAGGAACTCGTTACTCATTAATAACTTGGATGTTGGGAAATGCATTTAAATAAAGTATTAGTATTAGGTTGTAGTCGTAGTGGAACAACAGAGTTTTGTAAAACACTACAAGAAGTTTCATCAAAGAAATTTGTATGGGAGTTTGGATTTGATGACAATCTCAATAGATTAGTTAGTAGTTTAGGCATTACAGAATTTTTAGATAGAATATACAAAGATAAAAATACTCTTGGAATCAAGTATGGTGTTTATCCACAGAAAAAAATACATTTAGATTTGATAGATTCTCATGATATTGTTTTTTTCTTATCAAGAAGAAATGTATTTGAACAGGCAATTTCATTGAACTTAGCAAAAAGAACGGATAAGTGGAGACCAATAGATTTTGGAGTTGAAACATTTTCACAAAAAGAAAAAGATGAATACAACAAGTTAAAAATTGAAAAGATTGAGGTTGAAGATATAAAAAAAGATATACAAGGTATTAAAGAAGCATCAATCAAGGTTATTGATTATTTAAAAACTCACAAGAGTTCAAGGGTATTATTTTATGAAGATTTATTTGGATTCTTTTCAGGTGTGAAATTAAATACACAAAAGAATTATAAAAATATTGAGAACTGGCAAGAACTAAAAACTTTTTACGAACAGAATAAAGATTTTTGTCATTTTCACTTATAAGTTTTATACTTATTTATATCTAAAAGGTTATTATGAAAACAAAATCGTTATTCGACCATATAAAACAAATTACTAATGTACAAAATCCAATGTATTGGGAATCACTTGATGAGGGTGATAAAAAAACTTGGAGTAACTACATGGTTCATCGCTTTCTTAGTATGAAATCAGAGTGGTTGGTTGTAGTAAATGAAATACAAAAGTATTGGGAGTTGGCTCCTAAGAATGTGTATCAGTTTTACACCGATGTACTACCAAAGGGTAGAACATTCTTAAGGTATGTGAAATCAAAAAAGAAATCTAAAGTAGAGAAGTGGGCAATGGAACATTTAGTAGATTACTTTGAATGTAGTACACGAGAAGTAGAACAGCACTTAGATATTTTGACTAAAGAACAAGTTACCACCATCATTATGAAATATGGTGTAGATGATAAACAATTGAAAAAGATTTTGAGTAAGTAATTGGTGGAGAATATCTATTGGACTGGTGGATTTGATTCTACATTCTTAGTTTGTAAAAGGTTAATTATAGAAAAGAAACCAATTGAAACATACTATTTGAATTTCCCATGTGATGGTTACCAGCATAACTATAATAGATTTGATTCAAGTAATTTTCATAATTGTATGATTGATAATGAATTGAATGCTGTTGATAATGACCCATATGGTAGAAAAAGTTATGGTAGATATAGTAGATTAGTAGAAGTAGAAGTAATGAATAAATTAAGAGAAATGATTATCGATAAATTCCCATACACCAAAGAGTTGTTTCCTAAAGTGAATTTGGTTAAAGAATTTGAAATTGATTCTGAAGTTCTAAATGATTCAAAAGTTATTTGTGATGAGTATAATTCAAGACCTGATAGACCAGACCAAAGTTTGTATATGATACAATTCTCTTTAGATTTAGATGAAGATATATCTGTTGCGTGGGAAGCAGATAAGGATGGAGAAGATTATTGTTTATCAACACGATTGGTACGAAAGCATTTAAATAAAAAGTTTAAGGTACATAGTGATTCGATAAAAGAATTATGGTTGTATAAGAATTGGGTATTACCATTAGTAGAAACTTATAGAGAAGAGATGGTCAACATGGCACAATCTTCTAATTTCATAGATATCTTGAAACATTAA